GGACGAGTTAAATATGCAGAGGGTTCAGAAGAAAAAGATGATTTATATATTCCACCTTTTTTGAACACGCCTCTTCCTTTTAAAATATCAGCTTTAGTAACTTTACCATCACCTGTTAAATCAGGAAAAGTTCCATCTTTAAAACTTTGTCTTTGAACTTTGGCAATACCAGTTCCTCTCATTTGTTTTCCAAGACCAGCCATTATTTCATTCCTTTCAAAGTCATAGCAAGTCTAGCACGTTTACCAGTAACTCCTGATTTTTTTGCTGCTGCTTTTAATTTTGATTCAGGTATTTTTTCACCTTTTTTAACTTTTAAAGTTGCTCTTAAAGAACCTGGTTTTTTAATTGCAGATTGAATCCATTTTTTAGCAGATCCACCTTTTGCTTTTTGAATTCTTGCAATACCTGTTCCTCTAGTTTGAATTCCAAGTCCTGACATTATCTTTTACCTTTCATCATTTTTCCTTTTTTCTTCACAGACATTTTTTTAGTAATCATGTCAGCTTTTTTAACCATTTTTCCTTTTTTGTTTTCCATATATCCTTTTTTTTCCATTTTAGTTTCTTTTGATTCCATGCCCATAGATTCTGAACCTTCATGTGCCATTGATTCATCCATAGCCATACCACCTTCTGAAAATGCAGCTCCCATTCCTCTTTGAGCAATGCCACCACCTTTTTTTTGAACTCTAGCAATTCCACTTCCTCTTGTTTGTATTCCTAATCCAGCCATTTTATTCTCCTTATCCGTTTTCTTGTTCTTTGTTTGCCGGTCTATTTGCCATAGTGCGTGCCACCGATTCTGCACTTCTTCCTACAACATATCCACCAAGACCTATTTGTAATAATGTCCAAACATCTCCTGGAAGAGTTATAGTTATTGAAGCTTTAAAGAAAAATAAGATAACAGGTCCTAATACATAATTCCATATTAAAATAAATATTAATACATACATCAATAAAGGTCTCCAACTAGATGCAAACCATCCAGCTTTTGCTTCAGCTTCAATAATCTTTGCTGCAGCAGTTAATTCTTGTGTATGAGATTGCATCAATTGCGTTTGCATTTGAGCTTTTAATTTTTCTTGTAAATCTTTATCTGGAACTGATTTTTCAATTGTAGAAAAAAGTATTTTTGCAAGTGGAGCTACTGCATTTAATACTGGTAACATGACTTAGTACCACTTAGCTGATCTTTTTTTCTCTGGAAGTATGCTTCCCTGTCCTTGAACTTCTTGAGTTTGAGTCTCAGCAGGGTTTGTAGTTTCAATTTCAACACCACCAACTAGATATCCATCTGCGTTAGTGTACTTTGAATAGTTAACATCTACTTTAGCTTTAGAATCTTTAGTAAAAGTTCTTTTTGCGTTTGCTAATTTTTCATTTTGTTTTTTCATAGCCATTTTATACCCTTTTTTTATCTATTTGGAAATCTATTTTTAAGTTGAGCAGATAAAACAGTCTTTTCCAATGAAGTATTTGCTCTTAATTTAGCTAAATCTTCATTTTGTTGTAGTTTTTGACTATCTGTTGACTGTGCCATCATAGCTTTCATCTTATCAAGGTTGATTCTTTCGTTACTCTCTTGTCGTTTTCTATCATTTTCTTGAGCCTGAAGATCTAATTCTCTAGATTTAAGTTTAGCAATAGGGTCATTATCAAATTGTGATGTAATTTTCTTTTCTTCGTTCATAAATTCTTCCATCATCTCAGCAATTAAGACTGCTTTTCTTGCTTCAATTTTTTCAGAAAGCATTCTTACTTGAATTTGCATCTGTGGATTTTGCATTGCTTGTGGATTTTGTTGCATCATTTGTAATTGTTGAATTTCATTTCTAAATTCTATTTCAACTTGTTCTTGAGCCATTAAAGAAATGTGTTCAAAACAATTTTTTTCCAATGAAGCCATAATTACAGGAGCATTTCTTGCCATGTTAGTTGCCATAAAATTTAAATGAGCAGTTATATGTGCTCTATGGTCTTGTCCTGGGAATGCTTGGAATGGTTTCCCTGCAAGAGCATCAATATGTTCTAATGCAGGGTCCTTTGGTGTGGGTTGATCTGGTTTTATTAAAATTCTATCTACATCTCTTACACCTAATGCTGAATACATATTTCTGTAAACTTCATACATGTTATGAATTCCTGGATTAGCCATTGCTAATTGTAATTCTGTTTGTGCAATAGATATTCTTTGTGTTTGTGAAAATATATTTGGATCAGCAACTGGAATGATATCTACTTTATCATCAAAGTCTGCTTGTTTGATTGTTCTTTGTCCACCAACAACATCATATGGATATTCTGGAGGTAAATATAATTTAAATACATTTGCTAATAATTTGAATTCTTCTTTCATAGAAGAATATATTCTTTTGTGAATAGCAGACATTGTTCTGCTTCCTCTTTCCAGCAAAGCCACGGTCGTGCCCACTGCTGCTTGCTGATTCCCATCCCCTACTTGTAGATCAGCTATCGAAGCGAAGCGCTGACCTGCTTGAACCACGACCCCCATTAATTGCAATAAAGTTTGTGAAGGTTCTTTATAAGGTAAAGTCATAAATGCATCTCTAAGATTTCCACCAGGAGCATCTACATCTCTCCATTCACCAGGTTGAATAGATTGAGCATCATCTCTGATTCTAATTCCTCTTTGTTTAAATCCAGCTGGTAAATTAGATAATGTTCCTGCATCTAATAACTGTCTTAAAGCTTGAGTAGCCGTTCTTGATAAACCGCCAATCATTTGAATTAAACCATTACCATAGAATCCAAATCCTGGTAAAAATTTAAAGTGTACAAAGTAATTAATTTTTTTCTTTAATGGATCATTTTGTAAATAGTTACGTCTAATAGATAAAACTTCCCTAGATCCTTCTTCAATAGTTACAATATATGGAAGTTTAATTCCTGTGGGCTCACCAGTCTGTGGATTCATATCTTCAAATCCTTCCAGATCCAAATTAACATGACATTCATACAGTGTGAAAACATCTTCATTTTGACCACTCATAGTCACACCTTCTAATTGTCTTTCTTTAGATTTAACATCATTGTCTTGTGTTAATTCATCAGAAGGTTCTAATTCTATATCTCTATAAAAACCTGATACTTGTTGTTTTCTTAATTCATTTTCAGAAATTTTAATTACATGAACAACTGATTCTGCATCATCAATACTATTTGCTGTGTATGGAACAATAATATCTTGAGCTTGAATAAATTTAGATACTGCTCTTCCTAATGTTTCATCATAATAAACTTTTTTAAATGTAGATCCGGATAAAGGTAAATAAAATAACATTTGATCAAATTCTGGTTCATATTCTTTCATGATATCCATAATTTGATAATTCATAAATTCAGAAACTCTATCTGCTTGATCTTGAATCTCTGGTGTATCTAATCCAATAACTTGAGTTCTCACAGGTCCTTCTGCTGGTAATAATTCTTTGTAAGCTAAAGCTTGAAACTGAGTTACTGCTTCTGCTAATACTGGGTGAGTTGCACTTGATGCACCTTGAAATGGTTCTGTTCTTGATTCGTATTTAAATCCTAATAAATCTAATCCTTGAGTATAAGCTTTTTCCCAATCAGCTCTTGAATCTTTGTATGATTGTGTATCTTGATAAAGTTCTGATCCTAATCTTCCAAGATCTTGTTCATCAATAACTTCGGCAAGGTTTGCTCCAAACTCTGTACCAGCTGATAAATTTTTCTTTGGATCAAAATTTATATCAACACTACCATCTTCATTTTCAGTAAGTTCAGTTTGACCAGCAGGTGTTTCTTCAACTGCTTGAGCAATCTGTTCTACTTCTAATTCTCCTGGTGTTAACTGATCAGCTACGTTTGGTAGCGATTTGTCTATTTCTGCCATTTGTAATTTTCTCCGATTTTACTGTTCTAACAGTATTATAGTTAATATTCAAGCCTTGTGGGCATGGTCCTCTTTTAGGAGGTACTGTTAATGTTAATCTTTTAGGTTTAATCATTATTAATATGGATCATATTCTGGTGGATCTGGAGATCTATTCATTGCATCTTCAAATGGGTTATCTTCTACATATTTTCTATCTTTTGTTCTTTGTTCAACTTTTTTTGGAGGTATTCTTTTATTAGTTGCAATTTTTTCAATTCTTTCTAAATCACTAATTGCACTGTCTATAGAAAACTCACTCATTTCCAATTCCATATTAGTATCAAAAGGATATGTAGGTCTAAATTCAGGTCTGTCTTCATAAACTACAAATTCACCTTCTTTTTTTATTTTCTTTTGTCCTGTTACTATAAATTCACCGTCTGCATTTTTTGTGTATATAGGTTCTGAAATTTCTTTTGGTGCTGAATAATATAATTCAAAAGGAGAATCAAATGCTCCGCCATATGTATCTGCTTCAATAAGAACATCTCCATTTTTATATTCTGTCATAATAAGTATATCTGGTTCTTTTTCACCAGTTACTGGTAATTCTAATTTTCTAGACTGAACAACTTGATATCCTTCGGCGTTAGAAATAGGGTATTTTTTGAATGATAATTTTTGTTTTTCTGCAGCTTGAGAAGTTAAATCTAAACCTTCTTTTTCAATTCTAGATATAAGTGGAGAAAACCATTCTGGCATACCTTTAACGGCAGGCAAAACTCTGGCAGCTTTTGCACCTTTAGCAAGTTCATCAAACATTCCTATTTTTTTAGCGGTTGGATAAAGTAAAGCGCCTCCTCCCATTACAGCTCCTGTTTTTAAAATATCTCTTCTTGTTGGATCTATTGTTTCATCAACTGCTGTTGTTGGTGGTTTTGGTTTTGCACCTTTGATTGCACCTTTAGCAAGTCCATAAGCTAAAAAAGGATCTGCAACTGATCCTGCTATTTCAGCAACATCTCCTGCAACTAAAGTTCCTGTTGTTGCACCTTTAGGAATATTTTTTTCTATAAATTTATTTATACCTAATTTTTCTCCACCAACTGGTTGGTAGAATTCAAAGTTTTTTCCTTCTTGACTAAACAATGTTTGTAATGGTTGTCCTACTAAAAATTCAGTTCCTTCTACAATTCCTTTTGCACCTTTACCTAAAAAATATTTTGGATTTGTTAAAAGTTGTTTTCCTGTTTCTGCGAAATAAGCTGCTTCGGATGGAAAGTCTTCCTTATATTTTATACCTTTTTCTTTTTGAGATTTTTTAAATTCTTCTCTTTCCATCTCTTTTGCTTTTGATTCTTTCTTAAGTTTTTCTAATTGATAATCTAAAGCTAAAACTTTAGTTGGATCTTTTTCATTTATTAATTGTTGTTCTAAAATATCTATAGGGTCACTAAAACCAAGAGAGGGTATCTCTTGCATATAACCATCAGAACCATTTTTTAATTTAATTCTTCCACCGTCTGCTTTTTTATTTCTATTATCTTCTATATAATCATATACTGTTTGTTTTTGATTATAAGAAAGATTATCTAACTTGTCTTGAAACAATTTAAAAGCAACACTTTCTAAATTTAAAGGTATAATTTTTTGTGGTTGTTTATTAGCAGGTCCACCTGAATTTAATCTAGTTCTAATCCACATTCTTATGTATTCATTATCCAAAGGTACTGTAGGTGAACCAATAGATTTTCTATAATCATTATAAGCTTTATGATCTTGTTTAATATTTTGTTCTAAGGTTTTATCTGTTCCTGTTAATTTACTTCCTTCATTAAAATTAACTCTTCCACCTTTTGCTAATTCAATTTGTCTGTCTTGAGGATTAGGTATTCCTGGAGCAGAGGGTGTAATCGGCGACATATCTGGTGGAACATAAGTTGGCATTCTTTCTTCAATAGCTACACCTGGTTGTACTCCTTGGTATAAGGGTATGTCATCTACTTGTGGACGAGCAATATCATCTTGTATTAATTGTTGAGGTTGCTGATAAAAAGGTTCTTTATAAAGCACTCGTTCCTCGCCGCTAATCGCTGTCGGCTGGAAACGGGATTTTGCTAATTCAATATCTTGAGTAGTAACTGGTTTTCTAGTGAGATAATCAAATACCTCTTTTCTTTTATAATTACTCATTTAAAAACCCATCAAGTAACTTAGTCCACCTTTAGCATAACCTATTCTTCCACCGTTTGCTTTTTTCTCTGGGGGTTCTTCTGCTTTTAAAATTTTTTCCATTTCTTCCACAGTATAAGATTCTTTAGGTCTATTTAAATTAGGGGTAAAATCATATTTTGATCTTGCTAATTTTTCAGCATCAATTTCTGTGGCCGCTTTTTTAAAATCAGGAATTAAACTATCTAATTGTTCTAAAGCATTTTCTCCGTATATATTTCTAAATGGTTCTATAACATCTATATTAGAAGCACCTGAAACTATATCTTTAATTTCTTTTGGTGCTTTTAATTTTCCAGATTTTATATCATTAAACATAATCTGTCTTGCAACAGATCTAAGTAAACCCACATCATTACCTGCTGCATATTTAACTTGTGCTTCACCTGTTTCTTTTAAAATTTCTCCAAGGTTCATACCTTTTTTTTCTCCCATTGCTTTTAATCTATTAATTCTAGTTTCCATATCTCCGGTCAATGTTCCTGGAGGATTTATTTGTCCAGATTCTTTAGTTAACTGTTGAATACCTTCTTTGCTAACAGGTTGTTTGGTTTCAAATTTTATAACTTCTGCTTCTGGGACTGTTTTAAAAATTTCTAAATCTTTTTCAAATTGTCTTTTCATTCTTAAATTATTTGCAAAATTAATTTTTTGTTCTGGAGATAATTGTAGGTTTTGATTTAAAATTAAATTAGAAGTTCTTGTTAATTCTTTATCTAAAAAATTTAAAGCTTCATCAGCTTTTTCTAAAGTTTCTTTTCTGCTTAATCCTTTGTATTTGTCTAGCTTAAAAGGACTAACCATTGTTTCTGTTACTAACGGATAATCAGCTGAAACTTCTTTACCACCTTTTTCAAAAATACCTTTAGCAACATTTGTTCCAGCAAGACCTGATTGATCTACTGGGATTTCTTTTAATACTTTTTTAACTTCTTGATCGTTTAATCCAAATGATTTTAAAAACTTTATAAGTTTATCCATATTAATAGTACGTCTTGTTGTTTCGTATTATAGGTTCATCTTTATAATCTTCAGGATGATCTATAAATCCACCTTGTCTAAAACGCATGACTGCTTGTGTCATTGAATCCACTAGATCGTCATGATCACCATAAGGAAAAGCTGCGCATTCCTCAATTACCTCTTGTGCAAAATCCTTTTCAACAGGTGCCCATATTTGACCTGATTCAAATAAAGGTGCAACAGAGTTAACTCTAGAATGCTTATCATTCCCTCTAGATGGGGTATAGTTTATAACAGGGATACCCATTTTACGCAATTCATATGTTAATGGTAATCCAGAAGCTTTAGCTTCAACTAATACAGTTTCTGGTTGCCAATATTGATATTGTTGATATGCTATCCTTCGAAGCTCAGGAAATTCAAAACGATCTTTTATCGCATCTAGCAAAATGAGTTGAGGTCCTGAGTCTTCATTGTTATAGAAAACTCCCCAAGTTGTTATTGCTGAATAATCCGCAGATTCCTTTTTAAGAAATGCTGTATCATAAGATTGTATTACATGTTGTAATGGAGGGATATAATCCTTATTCCATTCTCTCCACCATTCTCTTTTTATAATTGCACCTTCTTCTGAAGTTGGATTTTGCATCCACTGTGCATTCCACTTTTGTAAACTAATAGATGACTTAACTCCTTCTAATTCTTCTAACTTCCAAAACTCTGGCCATACTGGTTTACCTGATGGAAGGATTGCAGGAAATTCTATAAGCTCCCATTTATCTGCCTTAGAGTCTCCCGTTGCTCGTTGCAACGCTCCAGTTAAATCTTTTGTATTCCATCTTGTCATAACCAAAACAATTGCACCACCAGGTTGCAAACGCTGACGAGGTCCTGAAGTATACCATTCATAAGCACGTTCTAATGCATCGATGTTTAAAGCATCTTGTTCAGAATGAGGATCATCTATGATAAGCAAATCTGCACCTCGACCTGTAATAGCGGAACCAACACCGGCAGCGTAATACTCACCACCTTGTTCTGTTTCCCATTTACCAGCAGCTTGAGAATCCTCTCGTAACCTCGTTGGAAAGATTTCTTTATACTCAGGCATGTCCATTAGTGTCTTTGCTTTACGACCAAATCTAACAGCAAGTTCTGTAGTGTGAGTTGATTGAATGATTTTAAGTTTAGGTCGTCTCCCGATCATCCAGGCTGGCAGCAAGAACGAAGCAAACTCTGATTTGGTATGCCTTGGTGGCATATTGATAATTAATCTTTTGATTTTACCATTAGCCAAATCATTAAATTTTTCTGCAATTTTTTTATGATGTGATCCTTCTATAAATTCAGGCCAAACACGTTTAACAAAAGACATAAAGTCTGTTTGTGCTTTTTCTATACCACGTTTTTGTTTTGCTAATGTTGCGGCTTCAAGAAATTCTTTCTGTATGTCTGGTGGTAGTAAATTAAATTTATCTAAAGTTAGTTTCATAAAAATTTTCTGCAAAATTTTTTAGGATTAATTTTGGAACCTTCAAAGTATTTATAGCTTATTTAAGTCTGAATCAAGGGCTAAAGGGACAAGTTATGGGACCCTAAATAAAAAAGGGGGATCGACTTATTAGGAATGCGTTAAGAATGCTAAAGGGTTTGGGACCTCTCTCTAATGTTTAAAGAGTCAAGACCCAAGCCGCTCGCACCGAGCGGCTCGAGGCTAGCAACTAGACTCAGTCTAGTAGTGTATAGTATTCGTTAGGAAAATGTTTAGAGAACCAACTCAGTCCCTTCTGCATAAGATCATAATCTTCGGTAACTTCTGCACCTTTAATCATATCGTACAC